GAGGCTTTCGCCCCTCTTATAAAAGAAGCTGATGAAAGAGGACAACTCACTCGTACTTGGATATTAGACGCTCTAGGTATAGGTGAGACAGGTCGAGAAAAACGAGGTGACTACAGTCTCGTAGATAAAATTACTGGATTATCGGCAGGGTTGTTTAACTACGCAGAACGAGCTAACAGACAGACTACGCTACTTGCTTCTTATGAACTAGCGTTACGAAAAATAGTAGACCCTAAAGGTAAGATGTTTAAGGAGGGAGAGTATTCTTTAAACAAACTATTTAAGAACGCTACACAACAACAAATAGACGAAGCTGTAAATACAGCCCTTAAAAAAACACAAGAAACTAACGGAGGTACAGTTTTAGAAACAGCTCCTCGTATAGCACAACAACACCTTGGTCGTGTGGCTATGATGTATAAAAGCTATGGAATACGTATGTATACGACAATGCTACAGTCCACGTATACAATGTTTAACGGTTTTGGTTACGAAAATTTTTCTAAAGAAGAAAGAAAAATAGCTATGAAACAGTTAATAGGCGTACACCTTAGTGCGTTATTCTTTGCAGGGATTCAAGGTCTGCCTCTGTATGGAGCTTTAACAATGCTTGCTGATATATTTCTTTTAGATGACGAAGATGATGATGCTGATACTGTAGTTAGAAAAACTGTGGGTGAAGAGTGGTACAAAGGAGCCGTTAACCTGATTACAGGTATGGATGTCGCTTCTAGAACTCGTCTCACAGGACTTTTGATACAAGAAAACCGATATAATAAAGATGCTTCGTTTGAAGAGAACGTTTTCTTCTACCTCGGAGGTCCCGCTTTTAGTACAGGGGATAGATTAGCTAGAGCGTTGGGTGATTTCAAAGACGGTAATTTTGAAAGAGGAGTAGAAGGTGCGTTACCCACCGCGCTGTCAAACGCTTGGAAAGCAAGTTTTGGTAGAGTTGCAAGAGAGGGTTATCAAACACGTAGAGGTGATGCCATATACGGAGATCCTACCTTTGGAGATCTAGCAGGTTTATTTATGGGAATACCCCCTGTTGAATATACACAACAAATGGAAAAAAATAATATACTAAAAAATATTGATGTCGCAATAAATAAAAAGAAAACTAAAATAGTGAAAAAACTATACACCAGTATGCGACAAGGTGATTTCGATGCCTATGAAGATGCGTTAGAAGAATTACAAAAACATAACGAGAAGCATCCCTTATCCGCCATAACACCTGAGTCTATACGCAGGTCTATGAACAGGCATAAAGAATCATCAAAAAATATAGCAAGAAATAATGGGATAAACATATCTTCTGCCAACCAAGATCTTATAAACTTAAATGAGGCGGAATATGATAGTGATTATACTTTCTTTGGGTAAAAAGAGTGACCACCCGAAGATGGTCACATAAGAGAAAGAGAGTGACAAGTGTAACCTGTCACCCTACATTTATCACAAAATTCTCCAAATGCGAACACCTAATTTGTTATTCTCTACACGCACGTGTGTTTTCACGTCCCAACCTTTTGTTTTTGCTACGTTTTTTATTTGTTTTATAGCCTCTTGAACGTTCACACAGAGGATAAACACAGAGGAACCTGTTACCATACTGCCCCAGTTTACGACTATTCGCACCCCATCAGGGTTTAAATCATCCGATTTTAATATTCCCTGCCGTAATCTCATCGTTTATAGAACAGTCAACTTGTATAACCCATGTGGGTGGTAAGTTCATGTGTGTGCCTCTACTCAATCGCATCTTAATCTTTGTGGCCCCCAGCTTAGTTGTAAGGTCTTGTAGAAACGAGTTATAATTTATTTGTTGCTCTCCACACCATGCTTTCAAAGGTTTAGGCACAAGAAAGGCACGTTTTAAATCTGTCTCGTATCGGGCTACAAGTTTACCCCTTGGTAAAGCTTCAGGTATAACAAGGTTAGCCACGTCACCCTCTTGTTTACGCAAGTCTTCTGTGCTTTTTATCCATAGCACATTGCTCCAATGTTCATGTATGTAGTCGTTAAGTGTCTCCTCGACAGATATACTCATGTCCTCGACCTGACGTTTGTTCTCTTTCAAACGTTCTACAGCCCACTGAAACAGTTTCTTGGTGTCATACTGCACCAGACCGCAACGCTTTGCCAGTATGATGCCCGTCAACGTACAGGCGACAAGCACTGACCAATATCTGTTCTCAGCTGTAAGCCCTGCTTTAGCGTCCACTTTCTCTTGTACCTGACGTATCAGCTTCTGTACCTCTTCTAGGTTCTCCATAACGTGTTTTATAAAAACTTTACCTGCGTGTCCGTAGTTGTTTTGTAGACAGGTGCTGAACACATCTGTTTCTTCTTTTGTCTCAAACTGCATTCGGCTAACACGGCACTCCAATATGCGCTGTGCTTCTGCTTTTGGCATGGCTTTTATAATACTTATGCGCTCTACCATGCTTGTGTTACCTGTAGTTACAGCCAGTAGTTTCCACGCTTCGCCTCTGTGACGCTCCACGTTACTGCTTGCTGACATACGTCCACGCTGTCTACCCCCAGTCAGTTGGTATGCTAGGTTAGACAACTCTTTACCTGAAGTATTTGTAAGCTCGTCCATATACATTGGCAAATTATGGTATATCTCACCCCTGTTCATTTTAGTGTTGTACGTGTCTCGCTCGTGCATAATCAAGTCTTCTGGACTGCCCCACACCGATGCCCCTGCTACCATAGCAGTTGTCTTACCAACACCTGATTCTTTGCTGTATATATGCAAAGCAGCACAGTTTATAGGGGAGAACTTCATCAGTGGAGATCCAAAAGATGTACCCAGAACAAACTGATGCAGTTCAAAGTTATCACGATTGTAAAAGTTTACTGTATCTTTCCAATCCTCCAACGTACCTTTGGGTTCAAAAGACGGGAACAAACTTGCTGTGGGTGTAGAGGGTGGATTAAACTTTGTTTCGTCTAACGTTATCTCCTCACTACCAAGCACAAAGCCTTTGCACTCATCATCTGTCCATCCAAACTGTCTGCGAGCTTCTTCTGCCACGCTCTTCGCTTGTAATTGTGTTACCCATGTAGTTGTGTATGCCATTATATCATCCATTCTTAATACAGCTATGCCGTGCATAGACAGTTGTTTTCTTAGTTCTTCTTTAGATGTTACAGAAGTCAACGGAACTGTAAACTCTCTTATACCATCTTGAGGTAGATGCAGACGCATGACTATGGCTTCGCCCACCTCCACGTCCATAATACGTTTTATCACGTACAAGTCGTTTTGGTATATCACCTTGTCCTCTATATTACCATCTTTGTCTTTAAAACGCATATATACACCACCATTCGCCCCTCTAAAGTATGGCTCTGGGTATAGCGGTATGTCCTTTGACGCAGGTGCTTTCTTTATACCTTTACCTAAAGATATAGGTGATTTTATTTTGCCCTTATGCAGACAAGCCGCGCAAGGTTCGGGGTTCTCTGCCTCAAATGTTGTGCAGTAGTAAGGGTCACTTATACGCTCGACTTTCTCCTCTGTTGAACTCTCACTATACTCTGGATGTCTCTCAGACATCTTATGCACTGCTTTGTCGGCATCGTTGCAGAACTTAGCTATAGATAGCCCTGCTCTCCATAAAGGTTCGCTTATATCCTGTTGGTTCTCCATGATGTTTTTAATCTGCTCACACCCAACGCCCTTTACAGTCTTATCTAGTATCACTCTAAAACTATTCTCAGAGTTCTCTATCATAGCTTTCTTAAACTCATTCTCTTCGTTGTCTACTTTGGTTGGTATACTGATGCCCTCTGCACCTATGAGCCTAGAAAACTCGTCAAACTCTACGCTACGAAACTCTCCTGTACCAAAGAACATGACAGGTTTCTGTGTACCACGCTTGTGATTCTGTGTGCCAGGGACTCTAAGTACCCGCGCAGCATCCGCAGTTACACCATTGTCTGCTGACAAGTTATGACGTATACATGTATCTTTCAGGGCCTGCGCTACAGGTAGCCACTCAGCGTATGACACACTCTCAGTAAGAACCCAGTATACATGTATCCCGTACCCAGAGTTGATTAACATGGGTCGAGGCAATCCTGTTGCTTTTACAAATCTTTTTAAATCTAGAAACGCTTCGTTCTGGTTGGTGTATTCTTTACCAACACCACAGTCTAAATCTAAATAAAAAGAACTCAGACTTTTTACGTTTGTTACACGTCTGTCTTTGTTTGTTTCGAATGTGGCTAAACCAAAGTATGCGTTGATACCTTCAGCGTCTAACTCGTTAGCCTTCTTAATTACATCGTCTATAGTTGCATGGAAGCTTTGTACCTTCTTGTCACCAAGACCCAGTACAGAATAGTATCCATCACCTAAAACCTTCTCTAAAAATTCTTTTGTTTCCATTTTTCCCACCTTGTGCCGAAGACACCACGACAAGATACGGCACGTTATCCTTTCGGCAAAAGCCTAGTCGTGGTGAGGTTATATTAATCGTCCCACTTATCGACGATTTTACCCAAGCCGTCATCAGCATCCTTGGTGGGAGGGGAAGACTTCTTAACGACCTTCTTTGGTTCAGCCACTGCTTCATCTGGGGTATCAAAAGGATTGTCCTCTTTCGCCTCAAACACATATCCATCAGTCTCTTTAAATGGATTCTTGTCTTCATAAGGTATGTACTTTATGACCTGTACTCCTCGAAGACGCAGTGAAACATTCTGCTTGCCACCCATGTCATATGGAACAAACGATACGGCTATATTAACTGTGCTACCTGTGGTCAACAAGAAATCAGCTGGTAATCTGTTACCCTTGGCATCAACCTGTATAGGTTTAGCAGTAGCTTGGTTCTTATACGCACCTTTTAAATTAGCCTTGTGCGTAAACATACCATCGTCGTCCTTGACAAATAACCGCTCTAGATTTTCTGCCCACTTGTCTTTTCTATTAGCCTGATATACTTCAGACATAGCTAGATATAAAGCTTTGGCAGTGGCGTTATCCATACGAAATTGTATAGAATACTCTGCGCCATCAGCCGTAGCCTCACATGTCACAGACCTACTAGCTACGTTATCAAAGCGGTAGGTTGTATTTATTTTAGGCCAAAGAGCCTCTACGTTTTCTATAATATATTGTTCCATTTATCTCTCCTTCTCTCTATATTATAAATCTTCATCTAGTTCCGCTAGTGAATCTTCGCTCACTATTTCTTCGCTACGTTTACTAGACACCTTAGTTAATGCCGTGGCTACTTCACCGACACGAAACCTATAAGTATTACCTATTTTCACATAGGTATCCTCTGGTATGTGTCCTTGACGTACCCAGGCACGAACAGTTGATACGGACACACTAAAATGTTTAGCTACGTCCTCTATTGGTACAAAATGTTCATTCATGCTTTCCTCACAGAAATTGTTACCTCTTCTTCAATCTCTAATCCCTCTGGCTTGAGATCAGGATTCTCTTCCAAGAACTCTCTCATGTTCGCCTGATTGATACGTTTGTCAAGTAACTGAGGTGCATTTTCTTCCACAATGAGCTTGTGTATTGCATCCCATTCACTGACCCAGTATTTCTTTTTAGTCGAACGAAAGAATAATCCTTCAGAAGTTCTCACGCTTTCTACATTGTGATCTTCACAATGATCTAGCATTGCCTGTTTTATTGTGTCTAACTGTCGTATAAGGTTGCCATCTTCTTCCTTATACTTGGCGGACAGCATAGATCTTTCTGCTCTTATACGTAAATACGTTTTCGCCAATTTGTCGGGGGTTATCTTGTCACCCATATCTCTCTCCTACTCTTGTTATCTATTAACATGTAATATCAAAATGTGACTTAGTCAAGCACTTCTTTGTAAAGTTCTACAAATTTTGTGTGTACGTCTATTTTTCTATCTAATAATTTGTATACATGCTTTTCTGCGTCAGACCCTTGCAGTTGTACTACGGTGCATTTATGTGTCTGACCAGACCTATGCACACGTGCGTTCGCTTGGTCGTATGTTTCTAGCGAACTGGTTGGTCCCCACCACACCACTGTGTTAGCTCGTGTTAACGTAACACCATGTGCGGCTGCTTGTGGTTGGATCACGAGTACTTGTGGGTCAGTGTTTTCTTGGAACGCTTTGAATATATGTGTGCGTTTATGTGCAGGAACATCGCCTCGTATTATCTCTGTAGATATACCCTCTGACCGTAATCTATCTGTAAGTATATCTATGGCATGCTTAAAAGGCACAAACACAAGAACTTTTTGACTAGATTCGTCAATAACCTCACGTAACACTGCGTATCTTTTATTTATATCGAACTCTAATATGTCACCTTCGTCTGTGTATATAGCACCTGCTGATATTTGTAGTAACTTGTTAAGAGTCACAGCCGCGTTTATGGCGGTTATCTCTTCCCCTGTAATCTCTAACACAAGTTTTGTTTTTAATTCCTTGTAGTATTTCTTTTGTTGAGCGGTAAGCTCCACCTGTCTTTTGGTGTACACCATAGGAGGCAAGTCTAAACATTGGTCTTTTGTAAAACGTATGGCAGGTTGTAACGCTCTAAACACTACATCTGTAGCGTTCGGTCGTATCTTCCATGTAAACTGTGATACTTTAAACATAACCATGTCCTTAAACGCACCAAAGAATCTTGGCACTCTGTTCGGGCTAACAAGTTTTGCTAGTCCATATGCGTCTGTAGGATTCTGTGCGGCTGGTGTACCTGTCATCATCCACAGCCACGTGTCATCGTGTATTAGTTGACGTAACAACTTCCAGCGTCTTGTCTGAGCATTCTTATAATGTGTGGCTTCATCTACAATAATCAGGTCAAACCCGCCCTTCTTTAGTTCATCTAATACGATACCAATACCGTCGTAGTTTATAACCACATAGTCTGAACCCTCTTGTATTATCTTCTTCCGTTTATCTGCTGAACCGTGTGCTACTGATACAGTTCTATGTGTCGCAAATGTAAACAAGTCATCACGCCATGCGCTATCCATGATCGAGAGCGGGCATATGACAAGCACCCTGTTTATTACACCAAGTTTCAGTAGATAATCCGATGCCCATATGGCACTCGCTGTCTTACCTGTACCTTGTTCGTTGAAACAAAATCCTTTCTGGTGTAAAGTAAGGAATGATGCTGTCGAAACTTGGTGGTCAAA